ACGATACAATTACACGTAATGAAATTAAACAACAAGTTGAAAAACTAATGTTAGAATTAACAGCAGAACGTGCATTGTATGACTATATTGTAGTTTGTGACACTAGTAACAATACTCCAAGTAGAATTGATCAAAACGAACTTTATGTTGACATAGCTATCGAGCCAGTTAAAGCAGTTGAATTCATTTACATTCCGCTACGCTTAGAAAATACTGGTGCTATTAAAGCATTAGGTTTAAAATAATTAGGAGAACATAATGGCAATTTCAGCCTTAAATAATTTTACAGTACCGTTAGCATCAGACCAAAGCGCAAGTAGCCAAGGCATGTTAATGCCAAAGTTACAGTACAGATTCCGTGTGACACTTGAAAACTTTGGTGTAAGTACTCCTCGCACAGAGTTGACCAAGCAAGTGTCAGATGCTTTCCGTCCTAGCGTTGAATTTGAAGATCAAACAATTATGGTCTACAACTCAACAATTCACTATGCTGGTCGTCCTAAGTGGGCATCAGGTAGCTTGAAAATACGTGATGATCAAACTGGTCAAGTTACTAAACTAGTTGGCGAACAAATGCAGAAACAATTTGACTTCTTCGAACAAAGTTCAACTTCAGCTGGTGACTATAAGTTTACAATGCGTATTGAAATGCTAGACGGCGGTAACGGTTCTAATACTCCTAACATTTTAGAAACATGGGAAGTATACGGTTGCTATATTCAGAAAGTTAACTATGGTACACTTGCTTATAAAGAGCAATTACCTTTGTTAATTGAATTGACTATTCAAATGGATAACGCTGTTCAGACAACTGGTGGAACATTCGGTTCTGCTAACTCAGTACAAACTAACAAGAGCGTTAACGTAATCGGTTCATAATAAAAAGGCCTACGTAAGTGGGCTTTTTTACGACTGTCCATAATATACGCAGTTTATTTGTTCGATAAATAATGTATGAGCTTCACATCCAACAGTAATTTACATTCAGATCCTAAGATAAATCTGAGAGACTGGCAACATGCGGCCCGTCTTTTCACAGACCAACAATTTAGACTGGCTCCTAAGTTAGATTTTCAATATCATGTGGCATTTAATATCAATAAAGCCGCATTAAAAAATGCCAATATTGTTACACGATACGGCAATGAAATTAATATGTTGGCAAAAAGTGTAGCACTGCCAAAATTTGAAATTAGGATAGATACTGTTAACCAATACAACAGAAAAAAACAAATACAATATTATCACAAACCTGGAGATTTAGCAATATCCTTTTATGATGATAACATGGGGTTGATTAATCAGTTATGGCAAAATTACTACAGTTACTACTATGCCGATAGCACTAGTGCAAAAACAACTGGTGCATTTAATAGAAATGCTACACAAAACAGTAACTATATCACTACTCCATTTGGATTAGATAATTCAAGTACAAGTCCTTTCTTCAACTACATTACAATTTACCAAATGGCTCGTCATGAATATGTAAGTGTTAAATTAATTAATCCTATTATTAAAAGTTGGGACGGCAATAAGTTAGATTGGTCATCTACAAAAACACACGATTTTGCCATGACACTTGCCTATGAAGCAGTTACATATGATGTAGGTCAAGTAACTTCAGGGGATCCTGAAGGATTTGGAATAGTACACTATGACAATAGTCCTAGCCCGTTGACTGGCGTCAATCCGGATCCATCGGTTATAGATCCAAGTTTTGTTCAGGCATTGGATATAGAAACTGCGGCCGCCAGCATTGTTAACAATACTGTTAACACTATTAACACTTATCAAAATACACAAAGTTCTAGTGCTCCTGTATTAAGTACTAGTGCATCTACTACTAGTCCTTTACAAACAATTGGCGGTACACAAGGTGTTGTTTTCCCAGTAGCATCAACTACAAATGTAACAACTGCTAGCCCAGTTAAATTAGGAATATAACATGAGTATTAATTTACCATTAACACAATCTGCAACTACCGATGTTAAAACTTTCTTTGACAACTACTATTCTCGTCCGGTAAGTTTTGCCGCCGCTGAAATTGATGCTACTGTAGGATTTTTCTTAAAACGTGGATTTGATTCCAGCAGTGCAAGAAGTACTGCAATTATATTATTAAATCAATCAAGAACAGAAAGTGTTAGCGTTTTTAAATTGTTAGACACGCTTAAAGGTCTAACTGATATTCAACTTAGCCAAGTAGTTGCACANGTCTTAAACAACAATAGAGAAAAAACCAGTTTGTTAGGNTATCGAGTACAAACTGTAACCGACACTTACGAAAGTCGAAACATTTTAGTGTAATATATGGCTAAATTTGCTCGCGGTAAGTTCGCAATGAAACGTCCAGACAAGTATGTAGGAACTAAAAGTCCTACATATCGTAGCAGTTGGGAATGGAGTTTTATGAACTTTTGTGATAACAACGAGCATGTACTAAAATGGGCCAGCGAAGCTATTCAAATTCCCTATAGAGATCCACTTACTAATAGACAAACAGTCTATGTTCCAGATTTCTTTATTCAGTATGTAGATGCTAACAATCGTATATTAACTGAACTAGTTGAAATTAAACCTGCCAGCCAGACTATTTTAGAACGTGTGGGTAAAAACAAATACAATCAAGCACAGTATGTTAAGAATCAAGCCAAATGGGCGGCCGCCAGTTTGTGGTGCAGACAACAAGGTATAAAATTTCGTATTTTAAACGAAAATGATATCTTCAGTAGAGTCTAAAGCATAAGTAATATTATGACTAAAAAACTTGAAGAAATTCTCAATTTACCTGAAAGCAAGAAGATTGTTAAACAGGAAGAAAAGAAACAAGCCAAGGCAGAAATGGCGGCTCCGTTCATGCGCGACATCAGTGAGTATGACAAGATATCCGCGGCACTTCCACAAGTAAAAGGCCTGGGCGATTTAGGCGATAGCGAGCTAGATGAGCTGGCAAAGAAAGCCACCGAAGCCTATGAGGATATCATGGACTTGGGCATGAATGTCGAAGCACGTTACAGCGGAAGACTATTTGAAGTAGCCGCTAGCATGTTGAGCAATGCAATTACGGCTAAAACTGCCAAATTAGATAAAAAGTTAAAAATGATCGATTTACAGATCAAAAAGCAAAAGTTAGACCAAGAAGCCAACAGTGCAGATGATGGAGTAACCATACAAGGTGATGGAGTTATTATAACAGATCGCAATAGCTTGCTGGAAAAATTAAAGAATATGAAATAAATACAGTACTGGGATCAAACTATGAAATCATTTAAAGAATACTTAACAGAGAGCAAGAAAGTCTACGAATTTAAGGTAAAAATTGCTGGAGATCATCCATCAGATGCTACTTCACAAATTAAATCTGCCCTAGCAGAATTTCATGTAGGAAGCGTGAGCTCAGGCCGCTCAACTCCAATTCAAGAAAGGCAATCAGAATTTCCTGAACACAAAAATACACAAATGACTGTGTACGATGTTACTACAAATTACCCAGCTACTAGTTTACAAATTCGAGACCGTGTTGCTAGCGGTTTAGGTATTTCTCATAATCATGTTAAAGTTAAAAACCTAGCAGAAGAATTAGAACACGAAATAAATCACGAACACGACGAGCGTACAGGCAAAGCACTTGTTGGCACAATGCAAGAACCTAGCGATCACAGTCACTTGGTCAGTGAGAAACACAAGTTTGATTTATTAAAAGAATTAAACAAGAATAAGAAAACATTAACACAATACAAAGGTGTCAATGATGAAATTTTAGCCAGCAGCCAACCAGGAATGGCTGAGGAATATAAAAAATCTGTAGCAATACAACCTGGTACAAAGAGTGCCATGGGTACTACACAGAATAAAATTCCAAATCCATTTAAGGGGATCACAAAATGAATTTACAAGACTTAATGTCAAAACTAAAAAGCATTGACGAAAGTGCAATGCCTCCAATGGCACCTACTAAGGATAATGAGCCTGCAACAGCCGAGTGTGGTCCAATGCCTGGCGCAGTTATTCATGCAGGAGCACCAGCTCAAACAGACAGTGTCAGTATGAATGTTACTATGAATGGTAGCGGCCCTGGCGGCATTAGTGATCTAATGAAGATTTTACGTGATATCGAAAATGGTGAAAATAAAGATCCTCATCAGCAAGATGTAAGCAAATTATTTGGCGAGCCACANTCNGTTGATCATGAAGAACCAATCATGGGAGACATTGTTAGTCACATGGCTGGCATGGAAGGACAAAGCGATGCAAGTCCTTTAACACATGAATATCAAGTTGGCGAAACTGTTGCCGATGAAGAAGAATCATGGGGAAATAGTGCTCCTGGTAGTTCAGGACATCACACACATGACGTAGAAGCTGTAACATTCAGCGGTGATGATATGAACAGCAAAGGCAAATCTAGTCCATTAAATCGTGTTCCTGGTAGCAATACACTACGTGAACCAACTAACGTAAGTGAAGAACTAGTAAGTCGTTTGAGTCAAATGTATCAAGCAATTAAAGAAGAGCGTACAGAAGAAAAAGATGAACACGGCAATGTTACTAAATGGAAAGAAGAAACTCCATGGCGTAAAGCACAAAACAAAGACGGCCGCGGCAAAGTAACTAACATGAGTGATAAAGCTCGTCGTGAAAGTGAAAAAATGTCTAAGAAAGATGTAAAAGAAAACACTCACCACGATGACAACGAAAGTGAAAAAATTGAACACTTGATGCGCAAGTATCATTGGAGTCGACAAGAAGCACTAGAGCACTTACACTATAATGAACATGATCCTAAAGATTATGAAGATATGGAAGAAGATCAAATGGCAAAAGGCGGATTTTATAATCCTGCAAATGACGCACCTGCTCCACAAGGACAAAATCCAGAAGCACCTATGAAAGGTAGCCAAGCAAGTATGGATAATTTAAAAGCGGCTATGGCGGCAGGACCACAAGGCACTGTTAGACCAAACAGCCTCGCATCAACAAATCCAGCCCTAGCACAAAAATATCCACCAGGAACCTTAGAAAATGATAGTGCTAAACAGTTATGGCTTAATGCTATGATGGCTGGAAAGATTCCTAAAGATGCCCCATTTATTCCTGGTGATTGGGGAGGAAAAAATAATCCTTTACAACAAAATTACACAGATAATCCTAATGTAAGAGAATCTGAAGATATGGAAGAATCTGCTAAATGGCGTGATCCTAAGTACAAAGGTAAACTGTTTACTCAAAAGAAAGGCGACAGTGATGATTACGATAGCATAGATTACGGATACGGTATAAAAGAAAGACCTAAAAAAGATCCAGGTCAAAAACGCTCTACATTTGACAGAGATACTGTATGGACAGATCCATTAGATACTAGAAGTAATTTACCTAAGCATCACAATGATCCTGAGAACTGGGGTTA